TTGAATCTGCCCGTTTTTTTGGTTTTTTTAAATTTTTTTAAATTATTTTTCGGAAAGTTGCATAGTTGTATGCAATTTTTCGGCATTTTTGGGGGTATAAGTGAGAGGTGTTTTAACGCCTTTCAAACGGAGGTGATACGAATCGAAAAAACACTTTCGCCGAGAGAGCGTTTGTTCTGCGGCTATTACGCCGAAACGGGCGACGCCGAAAGCTCGGCAAAACGCGCGGGCTTCAGGCAAAACTCCGCCGCTGTCAGCGCAAGGCTGTTGTGCAGCGAGCCGATACTCGCCGAGATCGAACGCCAGCTCACGATGCGTCGCCGCATAGCGCCGAGACTTGCGGACATAGGCTACCGGCGCCTTGCGTTCGGCAGCATTTCGGACGCTTTGACACTGCTTTTCATGGAGTCGCCCACGCCCGACGCGCTGGCGCGTATGGACTTGGGAATGATCTCAGAGATCAAGCGCAACAAGGACGGAATGTTGGAGATCAAGTTTTTTGACCGCCTTAAGGCGCTTGAAAAGCTGGGAGAACACGCCGACGACGGTTCGGGTCTGAGAGAGCTTTACGACGCGATCGGGCGCGGAGCCGACGGTCAGGGTGAGGCGCGTGATTGAACGGTTTTCGCCAAAGCAGGTGCGCGTGCTGCGCTGGTGGCACAAAAGCTCGCCCGATCATCTGCGCGACGCGATAATCTGTGACGGAGCGGTGCGCAGCGGAAAAACCTTTTGCATGTCGCTGAGCTTCGTGCTGTGGAGCTTTTACTCCTTTGGCGGCGGAGACTTCGGGCTGTGCGGCAAAACCATCCGCTCGCTGAGACGCAACATGGTGACCCCGATCCTGCCGCTTCTGCGCAAGCTCGGCTTTGAGTGCGAGGAAAAGCTGAGTCAGAACATCCTGCTCGTCAGACGCGGCAGGCTGCTGCGCCGCTTTTACCTTTTCGGAGGAAAGGACGAAAGCTCGGCGGCGCTTGTTCAGGGCATGACCCTGTCGGGCGTGCTGTTTGACGAGGTGGCGCTGATGCCGCGCTCCTTCACGGAGCAGGCGCTGGCACGGTGTTCCGCCGAGGGCGCGCGGTTTTGGTTCAACTGCAATCCCGAGCACCCGGCGCACTGGTTCTACCGCGAGTGGATAGCGCGCCGTGAGGCTAAAAACGCGCTGTATCTGCACTTTACGATGGACGACAACCCGTCGCTGAGCGAAGAAGTGAAGCGGCGCTATGAAAGCCTGTATTCGGGCGTGTTCTATGAGCGCTTCGTGCGCGGAAGATGGGTGGCTGTTCACGGCGCGGTGTATCCCTTCATGGCGGACGACGCTATGTATGTCGACCCGCCCGCCGACGGGCTTGAGGAATTTGCGGTCTCGTGCGATTACGGCACCGTCAATCCGACCTCGATGGGACTGTGGGGCAAAAAGGACGGCGTTTGGTACCGCGTGGACGAATACTACTTCGATTCGCGCAGAGAGGGGTTCCAGAAAACCGACGAGGAGCATTACGCCGCCTTAAAGGAGCTTGTCGGGGAGCGCAATGTGCGCCGGGTGGTGGTTGACCCGTCGGCGGCGAGCTTTATCGAGCTGATACGCCGCCACGGCGAATTCAAGGTAACGCCCGCGAGAAACAATGTTGTCAACGGCATACGCACGGTTTCCGGAGCGCTGAAAAACGGCAGCGTGAAGATCGGAAAAAACTGCGCGGACAGCCGGCGCGAATTTCAGCTTTATCGCTGGGACGTCGACCGCAAGGGCGATCTGCCCGTGAAGGAAAACGACCATGCGATGGACGATATCCGCTATTTTGTGACAACGGCAGTAAACAGCGGCAGCGGCTTTCAGGCGTTTGCCGCCGAAAGATAGGAGGAAAAAAATGTTTGGCAGAAAAAAGCAGGCGCAAAGGGCGCTTCCGGCGGCGCAGACCGTGCCGCGCGCATGGCGTGCCGAGCCGCGACTGTTCGGCAGCGCGCGGCTGAGCAAGGCGGAACGCGACCTTTTTACGGCGCTGCGCGAGTCTGTACCGATCGTGGACGCCGCCATAGGAAAGCTTGTGAGGCTGATCGGCAGCTTCAGGCTTGAATGTGACGACAGAGAGGCGCAGCCTGCCGCGGACGCTCTGCTGGAGCGCGTCGACTTGAACGGCGCGTCGCAGGGCTTGGCGCAGTTTATCTGCGGATATCTCGACAGCCTGCTGACCTACGGCGAGGCGGTCGGCGAAATGCTGCCATATCCCGACCAAAGCGGCATCGGCGCGCTGTATCTGGCGGGGCTTGACGATGTTGAGATAAGGGCCGTCAGCTCGCCCTTGGAGCTGACGGTCTGCGTTGACGGCGATCCCGCGCCGAATCAGGCGCTGGTGTTCGCCACGCTGCTGAATCCGCGCGGAGGAAAGGCGCGCGGCAGGTCGCTGCTTGAGGGCTTGCCCTTTGTCAGCTCGATCCTGCTCAAGGTGCTCGGCTCGCTGAAAAACAACTGGGAGCGAGCCGGCGATGTGCGCTATGCCGTGACCTACGACCCGAAGGACGGCAGCTTCAGCGAGGAAAGCGCGAGGCAGATCGCCGACGAATGGAAAAAGGCGATGCACAGCGACAGCGTGTGCGACTTTGTGGCGGCGGGCAGCGTCAGCGTCAAGGTGATAGGCGCCGAGAGCGCGATGCCCGACTGCGAGGTGCCTGTGAGGGTGATCTTGGAGCAGATCGTGGCAAAGCTGGGCATACCGCCGTTTTTGCTGGGGCTTTCGTGGTCGAGCACAGAGCGCATGAGCACTCAGCAGGCGGATATCCTCACCAGTGAGCTGGAGTATTACCGCGCGGTGCTGGATCCCGTGATCCGCAGGATCGCCGACACTCACCTGCGCCTGTCGGGCTTCGGCTGCGGCTTCAGGATCGTGTGGAACGACATCAACCTGCAGGACGCGGTGGAGCTGTCTCAGGCGAGACTCAACAACGCCAGAGCCGCGCAGATAGAAAAGGAGATCGGATCGGAGGTAACGAATGGATAAAAACGACATCCGAAAGGCGGCGGTCATCAGCGGCAGCGAATGTGCCGTCAGCGAGGACGAGCTCGACCTCATCAACGCCTACACCCGCCGCCCGTACAGCGCCGAGGAGCTTTATGCCTTTTCGGTTGTGCTGTGCGACAACGACGTCGACCGCGACGGCGAACGCTTCACCGTGGAGGCGCTGTTCGCGCTGGAAAAGCTGTTCGTGGGCAAAACGGGCATTTTTGACCACGACCCCAGCGCCAAAAATCAGACCGCGCGCATTTTTTCGTGCCGCGTTGAGGCGGTGCCGGGGCGCAAAACCGCCACCGGCGACGATTATTTTCGCCTTAAGGCGCGTGCCTATATGCCCTTGAACGAGGACACCCGCGCGCTGAAGGAAGCGATCGACAGCGGGATAATCAAGGAGGTCAGCGTCGGCTGCGCCGCCGAACGCGCCGTGTGCAGCGTATGCGGCAAGGAATACGGCTCCTGCGCGCACCGCAAGGGCGAGGTGTATTCCGGCACGCTCTGCTGCGGCGAGCTGCGCCGACCCCTGGACGCTTATGAATGGAGCTTTGTTGCCGTGCCCGCGCAAAGAGAGGCGGGCGTGGTAAAAAGCGCCGCAGGAAAGGAAAGAAGTATGGAAGATATCTTGAAAAAGCTGGAGACCGGCAAAAGTCTTTTGCTGAGCGACAGCGACTGCAAAAAGCTGCTCGGCTATGTCGAGGAACTCAGGCAGTCGGCAAAGGACGGCATTTATTTCCGCGACTGCCTGCGCGCCGAGGTGTTGAGCCTTTCGGCGTCGGTTCAGCCGGGAATCTCGCGCGAAACTGCCGAGAGCATGATAAAGGGGCTGAACATCGCACAGCTTCAGGAAATGAAAACGGCTTATCAAAAGCAAAAACAGCAGGCGTTTTCGCCCGTGCCGCAGCTTTGCGGCAATAAAACCGGCAAAAGCGCCGCGAAAAACGGACAGTTTACCATTTAACGGAGGGAATTATTATGAATGTGAATTTCAACGGATTCAGAGAGGGCATCGTGACCTTTATCGCGGACAGCGCGCTTACCGAAGCGGGCGTGCCCGTTAAAATGAGCGCCGACGGCACTGTGACCAAGTGCGGCGGCAACGACAACTTCTGCGGCGTATGCGTAGGTCTGCGCGACGGCTACGCGGCAGTGCAGCTTACCGGCTACGCGAGAATGAAGGCAGCCGCAAAGATCGACGTCGGATACCGCAAGCTGGCTTCCGACAGCAACGCCAAGGTCGCCGTGAATTCCGGCGGCAGAGAGCTGCTGGTAGTGGATTCCACAACTACCGAAGTCGGCGTTATCCTTTAAAATTTTTCCGGGAGGTAAATAATATGGCAAATTTTGAGAACATTATAATCGAGAAGGGTATGTATCAGGCAAAGGGCGGCATGACCGCCGCCTTGGAGCAGCTTGACCCCTCCGAAAACTACGCCGGCACCGAGCTTGAGGGACTTGACGCGTTTTCGCGCCAGCTCAAGCGCTTTGACATCAGGGTAAGCGGCAGAGGCAGCGACTGCGTTGAAAAATTCTTCCAGAGCTCCAACTCCGCCGCGCTCTTCCCCGAATATGTCAGCCGTGCGGTACGTCAGGGCATGGAGAGAGCAGACATCCTGCCCAATCTGGTGGCGACCGTGACCGATATCGAGGGCATGGACTACCGCAGCATCGTTTCGGCTCCGTCCGAGGACGACAAGACGCTGAAAATCGTTGGCGAGGGCGCGGCTATCCCCCAGACCGCCGTCACTACCCGCGAAAACCTTGTGAAGCTGCACAAGCGCGGCAGGATGCTGGTGGCGTCCTATGAGGCGCTTCGCTTCCAGCGCCTTGACCTGTTCACCGTCACCCTCAACCAGATCGGCGCCTACATCGCCCGCGCCCAGCTTAAGGACGCGATCGACGTGCTTATCAACGGCGACGGCAACAACAACGCCGCCGCGAATGTTTCGCCCGACACCGCAAACACGCTTACATACGGCGATCTGCTCAAGCTCTGGGCAAACCTCAGCCCCTATGAGCTGAACACCATTTTGGCGCCCACCGCCGAAATGCAGACTATCCTTTCGATGGCGCAGATGCAGGACGCCCGCGCCGGTCTTGATTTTCAGGGCACAGGCAAGATGATCACGCCGCTCGGCGCGACCCTGCTTCACGCGCCCGAGATGACCGCGGGCAAGATCATCGGTCTTGACAAAAACTGCGCGCTTGAAATGGTACAGGCAGGCGGCGTGGTCACGGACTACGACAAGCTGATCGACCGCCAGCTTGAACGCGCGGCGATCACCTGCACCGCGGGCTTTTCAAAAATCTTTACCGAAGCGGCAAAAACCCTTTCATAAAGGAGCGGTGTGCGTGAACATTGATAATGTTTGCACCCGGCTGATGACGCTTTCGGGGCTTGACGCCGACGAGATTTTGAAATGGCGCACAACGGTCGAGGATGCGTGCGACTATGTTTTGTCGCTGAGCAAAACCGACAGCCCCGACGACGGGCAGCTCAAGAGGCTTGAGCTGCTCGCCGCAGCCTACGCGCTCTATCTGTTTGAGCTGAGCGGCGGCACGCGCTTAAATAAGCTGACTGCGGGCGAGGTGCGGTTGGAGCTTTCCTCCGACGGCGCCGCCGACGCCGCAAGGCTTTGGAAGGAGCTGTCGGCGCATAACGCCGATCTGATAAGAACAGAAGACTTTTTATTTGGCAGGGTGATGTGATGAGCATACTGAATTGTGTGGACAGAGAGATAGGGCGCTACGGCAACGAGGTCACCATAACGCAGCAGGGCGTCAGCGTGAATACCCGCGCGTTTTTGGAGCCGCTGCGCTACCGCAACAAGATCTATATCGGCGGCGAATACCATCAGCTCGGCTTTCTGCGCAAGGAAAAGTATCTTTATGTAGGAAAATCCGCCCACAGACTCACTGAGAACGAAACTGTCATAGAAATGCAGGGAAATCAATATATTGTAAAAAGGTGTGAGACCTATTACGTAAAGGACACGCCGATTTACGAGTGGGCGATTCTGGTGCCCTACGGTGAAGAACGGGAGGACGATTATGACACAGATCCATAAACAAATTGACGCCCTGGTCTTCCGCATGAAGCGGCTTTCGGCGCTGCAGGACTTCCGCTTTGTGCGCGAATACGCGGGCGCCAATATAGAAACGCCGGTGCGCGGACTGCTGGCGGCGGTTTGCATCGTCGGAGAGGAGCGCGAAAAGGGCTTTATCGGCGGTTATCTGACCTCGGCGCACAGAGGCGAGTCATACGCGGCAAAGGCGGAGATCCGCGTTTACGCGCCGAGAAGCGAAAACGGCAGCGGGCTTTCGGACGCGGTGAGCAGGCTTATGGCGGGGCTTGACGTTGCCGACGAGGAGCATATCATCACGGAGCTTGGCGCGTCGTCTATCGAATTTGACGCCAACCTCAACGCGATCTTCCGCACGGTCAGCTTTTCGGTCGCTTTCAGCGTGAGCGAGGGAGGCGCGGAATGACGGTGCATTTTGAGCGCGGTGAGGATCTGACGATCCGCGTAAACGGCGATGTGCTCGGCGGCGTTACCGCCCTGCGCCGTACCGAGAAAAACGACTGCATGGACATCATGCAGTTTTTGACGGACAAGCCCGTGGCGCGGCTCGACCGCAAGCGCTGGGAGCTGGAGCTTTGGATTCGCGGCGGATGTGCCGCTCTCGACGGCGCGGTCGAGAGCGTTTCTGTCAGCGACGGAGAGAAAACCGAGGTATATACGCTCTGCCGCGTCAGCTCTTTGCAGCGCACGGCAAAGCCGCGCGAAACGTCGGAGCTTTGCGCGGTCATCACCGCCGATGAAAGGAGCGTGTCGGCATGAACGAGCTGTTGATCACGCCTGCCGGGGAGATCGAGGCAGGCGACGAATTTGAGATACTGAGCGAACGTCTGGAGCTTGAGAGCATACGCTACAGCCGCGCGCTGACCGAGGAGGAGGAGGCTAAGCTGATATGAATCTTGTACCAATGCGCTTCAAGGGCGTGGAATGGCATCACAATCCGCGCGAGATATCCTTTTCGTGTGAGCAGAACGTCAGTGAGCTGCACTCGCCCTTCGGAATATCTTACATACAAAACACCGGCAGGAAAAGCACCGTCATCAGAGGTGAGGGCGAGCTGTACGGCGAGGATTGCGCCGAGCAGTTTTCGCGGCTTCTTTCCCTGCTGAAAAGCGGCGGCAGCGGCGTGCTGGCGATACCGGCGATATGCACCGTGTACGCGGTGATGGAAAGCCTGAAAATCACCGGCACGCCCAAGCCGGACGTGCTCACCTACAGCTTTGTGTTCAGAGAGGTCATGGAAAAAACGCGCGTCGATGTGCCGCTGCGCTGTGTCGCCGCCTCAGGCGATACGCTTTGGGATATCTCTTACCGCTTCGGCGTTTCGATCGACGCGCTGGTGCGGCTCAACCCCGGGGTCAGGCGGCCCGACGAGGATCTTAACGGAATGGAAGTGGCGTTATGCTGAGATTTGAAATCACCGAAAAGGGCGGCAGGACTTACGCGCTGAACGGCGTTCTGACGGTCGCCCTCGACTGCGACTGCGCGGTACCCGCCGACAGTCTGACGGTAACCTGCCCCTATAACAGCAGGCTGCGCCTGCACGCCGACAGGATAGCGGCGTTCGACGGAGACAAGCCCGTGTTTTCGGGGCAGCTCGACAACATAACCGCCGTAAAGCGCGGCGCCGGGCTGATACTCAGGCTGAACGCCCGCAGCCTCGCGGCGGCGCTGCTCGACAATGAGGCGGAGCCTCTCACCTACCGAAATCCTACCGCCTCGCTTATTGAGCGCCGCCATTTGCAGCCATTCGGGCTGCGTCTTGCCGAAAGCGACACGATCCCCTACTATGACATATTCAGAATAAAAAAGGGTATGTCGCACTGGCAGGTTTTGCGCGGCTTTTGCCTGAACCGCTACCTGAGCGAACCGCGCGTAACCGCCGACGGAAGGGTGTGGCTGCACGGCTTTGAGCAGCCGGGCGTGGCGGTCTTTGCGGACAACGGAAGCGGTATCCCCTACCATTCACTCCATGAAAGCCTGCAGCGCCACCGCCTGCTGTCAGAGGTGCGGCTTAAGTTCAGCCAGACAAACACCTACGGCTCCTCGGTCAAAAATGCCAATCCCGACGCCGAGGGCATAACCCGAGTGCGATATGTGAACGCCGCCGAGGACAAAACGACGGTGTCGACCGCCGAAAAAATGCTTGAGAACAGCAACCGCGACAGCTACGCTCTGCGGCTTTGCAGCGTGGGCTGCCGCAGCGGACTGCTCGGACAAAGCGCAAGGGTGCGCGACAGCGCGCTGGGAGAGCTGAACGGGCTGTTTGTGGCAAGGGTGAGATACACCGCCGACGGCAGCGGCGAAAAAAGCGAAATAACTCTGAAAAAGGAGAAGGTATTATGTGGCTGATAAAAACCATAACCGATCAGACTATGACAGCGCCCACCGCCGTAAAGGGCGAGCTGAGCGCGAGAGACGGCACGGCGGTGAGCGGGTCGGGCGAACACAAGGAGCTGGAGCTTTGCTATCCCTACGGAGTGGTGAGCGTGCCGCCCGCGGGAGAGAGCGCCGTGGTACTTCCGCTGAGCGACGGCGAGGTGGAGCTGGGCGTGCTTTCGCGCGCGGTCGGTCTGGACGAGGGCGAGCTTATGCTCTATTCCAAGGGCGGAGCGTCAATCGTCCTGAAAAACGACGGCAGAGTGATAATAAACGGACAGGAGTACGGCAATGGTTGACGCAATGATAAAAAACGGCTGCCTTGTCGCGGCTCCTACGGGCGATCTTGCGCAGGTCGACGGCGCCGACGCGCTGTTTCAGCGCAGCGTGATCGCGATGACGGTGCCTAAGGGCAGCTTTATCTACAACCGCGAGCTGGGCGCCGGAGAATATCCCGAAAATGAGGAAAAGCTGTCGCTTGTTTTGAGGGAAGCGACAGCTTTTGACGAAAACGCCGCCGTGCGCGTTACCCGGATCGGCGAAAACAGCGTGACGGCGGTCGTGACTATCAACGGCGAGAGCCGTGAAACGGAGGTGCGGCAATTTGGAAGCATATGAGGAAATTTACCAAAGAATGAAAACCGCGTACTGCACAGAGCGCGGCGCGGAGATAGATGAGGCAGGCGATATCGCCATCAGGCTGCGCGTGCTCGCCGGCGAGATATACAATATGCAGACGGAGCTTGAGTGGCTGAAACGCCAGCTCTCACCCGAGAAGGCAACAGGCGTTTTTCTGGATCATTTCGCGCAGCAGCGCGGCATTTCGCGAAAGGCGGCGGTGAAGGCGAGCGGCACGCTGGAGTTCCGCCTTGCCGAAACAAGGCAGACCGAGGTGGTTATACCGGCAGGAACGGTGGTATCTACCGACACCGAAAGCCCCGTGCGAGTCTACACCACCGAGGCGTGCGCAATCCCGGCTAATACATATGCCGTGACGGTCGGCGCCGAGGCCGAGCAGGCGGGCTACCGTGGCAACATCAACGCGAACATCGCCACGATCCCCGTCAGCGTGCCGTCGGAGGTGGACAGCGTGACCAACCTCGCTCCGTTTCGCGGCGGAGCGGACACCGAAAGCGACGAGACCCTGCGCGCTCGTGTGCGTGAAAGCTATGTCAATCAGCCCAACGGCATGAACGCCGCGTATTATATCGCGCTGGCGACCTCGGTCGACGGCGTGACCAAGGCGGGCGTGATCTCAAAGCTGCGCGGCGCCGGAACGGTGAACGTGTATGTCTGCGGCACCGACGACAATGTGAGCAACGCCGTTCTGGCTCAGGTGCAGCAGGTGCTTGAGGATGCGCGTGAGCTGAACGTGGACGTGCTTGCGGCGCGTGCCACGTCGCAGCCATACGACATGACAGTTACCGTAAAGGCAAAGCCGGGCTACAGCAGCGCAGAGGTCACTCAGATGTGCGCCGACGCGTTTGAGGATTACATCACCTCGCTGCCCGTCGGCGGCACGCTGTATCTTTCGCAGCTCGGCAAATATCTGCTCGACACGGGCTGCATCGTCAATTATTCGTTCGACGCGGGCATGAGCAACGCCACCCTGTCGGGCGCCAACTTCTTTACCTCGGGCGACGTGCAGATCGGGGTGACCTGATGGGCAGCTATGATTCAATGACGCAAAAGCTGCTGCCGCTGCGGCTGTATGACCTCAGCGAGGGCAGCGTGCTCGACAGCGAGCTTAAGGCGTATGCCGCAGGGCTCGACCCCTTGTTTGACGCTCTGGGCGGAATGGTGAGCGAGGCTTGGATACCCACCGCGGAAAGTTACGGCCTGAGTGAGCGCGAGGCGTTCATCGACCGCGAAAAGCCCGATTTGACCGCTGCGCAGCGGCGCGCGCTGCTGCTGACAGCGGAGCAGGCGCACGGAGACAGCGCGACCGCAGCGGGCTTTCGGCAATATCTGCATGACTGCGGATTGGAGAACGTGAACGTCTCGGAATATCCCACACGCCAACGCCTGACCATCTCCATCAACGACATACTCAGTGCCGAGAAAAAAGCCGCTGTCCGCGAAAAGATAATGCGCGCCATCCCCGCCCACCTGACCGTGACGGTGAATTACCAAAACGGCAGCAGCGAAAGCTTTTAG